TCTTGCTTAATAGGAGATAATTATGAACGAGCTAGATATAATACGTAACCATTTTCTTGGTTTTCACAATAACTTTTTTGATGATTTCAGAAAAGTATCAACCTACCCACCATACAACATAAAAGAGAAGGATGACTTAGGCGTCATTGAATTCGCTGTTGCGGGGTTCGCTGAGAAAGATTTGAAAGTTGAGGTAAAAGATCAAACTTTACATGTTTATGGATGTAAAGAAGAAAAAAAGCCAGAGGACTTTTATCATAAAGGAATATCGGATAGAACTTTCCAAAAAAGTTTTAAACTTCATGAACACATTGTAATTAATGGAGCAGAGCTTAAGGATGGTTTATTGAAGGTTGCTTATCATAGAGATATACCTGAATCCGAAAAACCAAAAGTAATAGAAATTAAATCCAAGAAATAAGTTCTTCACCGTTAATTTCATTAGCGATGTTAACCTTATTGCGAAGGGACTGTATGATCTTCTCATCTACAGTTCCTTTTGCAACCAAATCAATATAAAGTACCGCATTCTTTTGTCCTATACGATGGGCACGATCCTCTGACTGTATTCTTTTCTCTAGATCATAACTATTTGAATAGTATATCACTGTGCTGGCCTCTGTAAGAGTTATTCCATATCCACCAGTCTGCGTGTTTCCTATAAAGAAACGAACGGGAGATTCGGGGTCCTGGAAATTGTTTATGCACGCTTGTCTCTTGTCCTGTGGAGTTGCTCCATAATAAGTGCATAGGGAATTTTCCCCAAATTCAAGCGCTATGTTAGCTTCAATCTTTTCAATGTCGTGGATATAATTGGCCCAGATGATTACCTTTCCAGTGGTCTCTCCCAGGATCTGCATCAGTTCATCAATTCTACTGCTGCGGAGATCTATGGTATGACCTGCGTCTGTTTTCATATGACCGCACGTAATTTGATGAAGTCTTATTAATTGTGTAAGGACGTTCAATGCTGTCATGGATTGTCCCTTTAGTACAGCAATGGCATCAGATTTCATATCTTCATAAGCTTCTTTCTGTTCATCGCTTAACTCTACTTCCCTTTTGGTATATACCTTATCTGGTAGGTCAAGGCAGTCTTTCTTCAATATACGGTATGAATGAGGACTTACTATTTGCCCCAGTTCCTTTAAATTCTTAAACTTCACTATCTTTTGATAGGTGTGGGTTCCTCCAGCTGCGTTTGAGGTTACCATTACTGCGTACCTGGTTCGGAAGGCGTAATAGCTTGACTGTCCTAGTATCTCCGGATCAAGGAAATCCATTTGTGACCATAAGTCCAACGGGGATTTCGTTACTGGGGATCCTGTCAGTATTCTTCTGTATTTTGTTTCTTTACCTAGAGCTAAAATATTCTTGGTTCTTTTGGCCTGTGGATTTTTTATGGTAGTGCTTTCATCCACAATCATCATGGATCTTCCTATGAGGAATAGTGCAGCACTCTTTAATCCTTTCTTAGTGGATAGAGCTTCTACATTCATGACGAATATTTTTAACTTGTATCCATGTTCTCTAAATTGTCTTAACTGCGCTTGGTATTTTACACTCGTAGAGGGTTTCCATGCCAGTACGTCTCTATCTATATAGTCAGGGACATGTGTTGGAATTTCTTTTTCCACCCAAGTCATGTATGCACCTTTAGGAGCAACCACCAACAAACGATCTATCTTTCCTTTGTTATATAGTATACAGGCATTATCCAATGCTATCTTGGTTTTCCCAGTTCCCATTTCCGCAAACACGGCAAATGATTCCTTGTCCCAGCATTTTTTTAATGCATCACTCTGATGCTCATATGGCTTTGTTTTAAATTTATACATTCTTAATTCTAATGTTGACTTGTATTATAGCATATGATATAATGCTAGTCAAGAAATAATAAATGACAGTTTATATACCACAAGTAATGGATTACAATGTTCGCTCAGCTGAAAAGTTTGGTGATTTAAAAATTATGCTTCCGGACAGGAAGCAAATGATTTTAGCATCTGGTCCTTTAACTTTTGAACTTCAAAAACATTTAAAAGAATTTAACGATAATGATTACTTGCTTTTAATAGGAGACCCTGCTATAATAGGGCTCTGCTGCGCAATTGCATCAGATTTTAATAACGGAAAATTTAAAGTTTTAAAATGGGATCGTAACGATAAGCGTTATTACGATTTAGAAATAGATTTAAGAGGAAAAAATGAATAAATTACTACAAGAAATGGAAAAGGATGCAGCATCTATTCCTGTTAATACAATGGGGAAGATTGGTGCCGTGGCAAATGACATTGCCGACACGCAAGAAGAAATATCAAAAATAAAAGAACAATTACAAAGGAAAGAAGACTATGAAAGAAAACTTTCAAGGGAAGTTTTACCTAGTCTTTTTTTAGAAGTTGGATTATCAGAATTAAAATTGGCCGATGGCCGTAAAATACAAGTTTCCGAGTATTACAGAGCTACACCTCTAAAAGAAAATAGAGCTAAGGTACATACTTGGTTAAGAGACAATGGATTTGGGGATTTAGTAAAGAACCAAGTCACTTGTAGCTTTGGAAGGAATGAAGAAGAGAAAGCTAGTGGATTGTTATCCCACCTTAATAAAGAGGGATATCAATCTACCCAACGCGAATCGGTCGAACCTTCCACCCTTCGCGCTTTCGTCCGTGAACAATACGAGGCTGGCAGAGAACTTCCTATGGATTTACTCGGCGCTTTTATTGGTCACAAAACAACAATTAAATCTGAATAAGGTAATTATGAATAAAGTAAAAACTAAAAGTAATGAAGTGGACCTCGCAGTTATTGCGCAGGACGCTAAATCTTTGAGTGGCTTTGGTGAACTTAATCTAGCAAGGGATACAGCTATCCCTTACATTAGTATTTTGCAAGCTTCAAGTCCTCAACTAAACCCTTCCAAAGCAGAATACATAGAAACTGCTAAAGGAGGGCAACTGTATAATACAGTAACACAGGAAACTTTTGACAATGTTAAAGTCATTCCTGTTTTCTACCATCTCAAATATGTTGAGTGGAAACCTAGAGAACAAGGTGGCGGATTTATTGCCTCCCATGATGCCGACAGTGGCATTATAGGTCAAACTAAAAGAGATCCTATGACCAACAAAATGGTATTGTCTAGTGGCAACCATATTGTTCAAACAGCCTATCATTATGTTATAATACTTTCTGATAGTGGATACCAAAATGCTGTGATCAGCATGGCTTCAAGTCAGCTTAAAAAAAGCAGACGTTGGAATAGCCTAATGCTATCACAAAAAATTAAGGGTCCATCTGGTATGTTTACTCCCCCTACATATGCTTTCACTTATGTTTTATCAACAGTAAGTGAGTCAAATGATAGAGGAAGTTGGTTTGGATTCCAGGTTGAGAAAGGGGATCAAGTTTCTGACGCTACTATATACGGTGAAAGCAAAGCATTCGCTCAGTCTGCTCAAAGCGGAGCTGTAGAAGCAAAACCGGAAATTCCCAAACTAATCAAAAAAGATAAACCCGAAAACGAAGAAGACATACCTTTTTAGGTATGTAATTGGAGTTTTGAGTGGTATCTAAAAAGTTTAAATCTATATTCGAGGGTTTGGATATAGCTTATGGTCAGCACCAACCAGGTGGTTCGCGTGCTGACGGTAAGCAACAAGGCAAATCCTACATGGTAACAAAGGAGGTTACGGATGAACTATGGGAAAAACACCTCAAGGGTGAGAATCCGTCTCTTGGGATTATTCCTATTAGGGCTGATAATACTACTAAGTGGGGATGTATTGATATTGATACTTATCCTCTGGATCATCGCGCGCTCATTAACAAAATCAGAAAATTAGATTTACCTTTAGTTTACTGCAAATCTAAAAGTGGAGGAGCACATCTCTTCCTTTTCATGCAACAGCCAATTGCATCCAAGCTAGTTAGAAGCAAATTAACGGACATGGCAGCTACAATTGGACATTCCAATTCAGAAGTTTTTCCAAAACAATCAGGAATTCAAATAGAAAAAGGAGACTTAGGAAGTTTTTTAAATCTTCCTTATTTCAACAGTGACAAGTCAGTACGTTATGCAATCAAGGATGATTCAACAGCGGCAACCATTGAAGAGTTCTTTGACATGTATGATAAATACGCCGTTAAGGATATTGAGAAAACAGGAACAGAAGTAACCAAGGAAGTAATTAAGGATGGCCCACCGTGTTTGCAAGCATTGTGTTCCCAGGGATTTGCTGCAGGAACAAGAAACAACGGACTGTTTAATATAGGAGTTTACTTAAAGAAGTTTGACCCGGACAACTGGGAGAAACTTTTAGAAGACCACAATCAAAAATTTATGAAACCCCCACTAGATCACAGGGAAGTTGGTGCTGTTGTAAAGGCATTGGACAAAAAGGGGTACATGTATAAATGCAAGGACCAACCTATAGTTTCCTATTGCAACGTAAATCTTTGCAAGACCAGGAAACACGGTGTTGGTAGTGATAATTCCTATGTGCAGATCATATCACTTACGGTATTGAATACTGAACCTCCTTATTTTATAGCGGAAATAATGTCTGATGATCCAAAGTCAGACCATAAGATACAATTAGCGACGGAGGAACTACAGATTCAAACAAAGTTTCAAAAGAGGGCCATGGAAGTATTAAAGATGATGCCTCCTTTGATGAAGAACATCGACTGGCAGAAATATATTAACGGCTTGTTAGAAAAGGCCACCAATATATATTTTGCCAATGATGGAACTGTGTCCGGTCAATTCTTTTCTCACCTCCAGGAGTTTTGCACTGATCGGGCGCAGGCACAAAAGAAAGAAGAGATAACATTGCGTAAACCATGGACGGAGTGGGTTAAAGAAATAGACGAGAATAAAAAAGAAGTTAAGCTACAACGAACCTATTTCAGGTTGCAAGATCTGCATGCCTATCTTATTAGAAATAAATTCACGCACTACACCAACACAGGACAAATTATTGCAGAGCTTAGAAAATTTAAGGGAGTTGCTAGATTTTGGAAACTGGAAGGAAAAGGCGTTAACACGTGGGGTGTTCCCGCATTCCCAAAACCAAACGTAGAACATGAGATACAGGAGCAAAATGTTGTCCCTTACTAAAGGTTTAAAAAGAAATTTAAAATATAAAGATAAACGGGGAGATGGATATATATTTATACGATTTAGAAAAGAAATAAACAAAGACGGATTTCATAGGGAAGAATGGCAACATCCTTATCATAGATCAAATATTTATAGAGCAAAGTATGATTTAAAATATAAAGAATCAGAAAAAGGTTTTTTTGATATTTTATGGCAATCAATAAAAAACTCAAGCAAAAAAAGAGGAACTATCAATTTTATTAAAGACAGAGATCATCTTTTAGAATTATGGAACAACCATAAAAAAGAATATGGCCGTCGCTGCAGATACACTGGAATTGAACTTACTACAAAACGATCAATGGGAGAAGGACGGAAACCAACCACACCTACTAATATATCCATTGACCGTGTAGATCCAAGACTTTCCTATGAAGAAGGTAATATTGTCTTTTGTACATGGGAATTTAATAACAGAAAAAATAGTGTCACACCTGATGATTGTAAACGAATACTGCAAGTATATGAGGAGATGAATGCCAGAAGTTAATATCATACTAGGGCCACCAGGAACGGGAAAGACGGAGAACCTACTGCGGATAGTGGACCGGGAACTTAAAGATGGAACGCATCCATCAGCTATCGCCTTTGTCAGCTTTACAACAAAAGCTACTGATGAAGCACGCAACAGGGCAAAAATAAAATTTAACTTAACTGATGACGATCTTCCATATTTCAGTACGCTGCACGCCTTTGGAAAAAGACAGCTGGGAATGACCCATTCAGAAGTAATGAATTCCAATGACTATAGAACATTTGCAGATAATTATGGCGTGGATCTAAATTTTGTATCACAGGACTGGGATGACACTGGAATTATTTATACTGACAATAAATTTTTAAGAATAATAAATAAAGCCCGCGTCAAGAAGATGGAAGTGCAGGAATTTTATAATAAGTATAACGTAGATGTGGCATGGCGTGAACTGTCTAGAGCTTACAGGTCTTTGGAGGATTACAAGGAAAAGAATTACAAGCATGACTTTACTGACATGCTTTCAACCTACATTGAATCAGGACCGGTTCCCAAGTTGGATGTTGTCATCATTGATGAAGCCCAGGACTTGAACAACTTGCAATGGGAAATGGTTGAAAAGATGTGGAGAAATTCCAAAAGGGTTTACATAAGTGGTGATGATGACCAGGCCATCTTTAGATGGGCCGGTGCTGATGTGGAACACTTAATTAAGATGAAAGGGAATGTGGAAGTTTTAAAAGACTCTTATAGGTGTCCTCAAGCAGTTCACAAGGTAGCTGTGGATATAGCTAGCAGGATACATAACAGAAGGGAAAAGGAATGGAATCCTAGAGACTATAAAGGAGTTCTTAAGTTTCATGCCTACCCGGAAGCTGTTAATGTTCGTGAAGGTAATTGGCTAGTACTTGCAACATGCAAATACATGTTCAAGGAAATAGAAAATGATCTTCGTATCCAAGGACTTCCTTATAAAAAGAACAATAAAATGGCTATTGGAAAAGAACTTTTGAATGCTGTCGATGCATGGAACAGGTTGCACGAGGCGAAGGATATTTCCTACAAGGATGTATCAGATATATATGGCCACTTAACCTCCCAATCAGGGATTGCTAGAGGATACAAGAATCTAAAATCATTTGAAGGGGAGAACAAAGAAGAACAGTCTTATAATATAGAAGAGCTAGTTGAACACCACGGGCTATTAAAATCAAGTGTACCTTGGGATGTTGCCTTTGAAAAGATTGGCACTAGGGACAAGGAATATTTACAGGCTTTAGAAAGATTTAATCCGGAAAATTTAACTGCAGATCCTCTTATTAATTTGAGCACAATCCATGTTGCTAAAGGTGGAGAGTGTGACAATGTCATGCTCTTCACTGATATCTCCAGGGCCAACAGGGATGAAATGGAAAAGGATTCAGATGATACTAACCGTGTATTCTATGTAGGGGTTACACGCGCCAAGAAAGAACTGCATATAATACAACCCCAACAAGAGAGAGGATTTAGAATATGAACAAAGAAGAAATACTAATGAAAGCTGCTGATCTGGTGAGTAACAGTAGACAGGAATCACATGGTGACACATTCAAGAACCATTCGCAGATTGCGGAGTTCTGGAACATATACCTTGACGACAAATTAAAGCCAATGGCTTCCATAACAGCTGATGAAGCTGCGATGATGATGGGATTGGTAAAAGTATCTAGATCGCAGGTTGGTAAGCATAACGTTGATGATTATGTGGACGGAGCTGCATACATGGCAATAGCAGGAGAACTTAAAAATGGGTCGTGATTTATTTAATCAGGAAGAAGTGAAGTCCGAGTGGTTACATCCTACAGAATTTCCATCCATGAAAGGAAGAAAGGTTGTGGCCGTAGACCTGGAGACATGCGATACTCAACTGAAGACAATGGGCCCAGGATGGCCAAGGAAGATAGGATCAGTCATAGGGATTGCCGTGTCAAGTGGTGATTTCACAGCTTACTATCCAATCGCTCACGAAGGTGGGGGAAATATGGATAGGGATAAGGTACTTAAATACGTTAAGTCTATATGTGAAGATGATTCAATTCAAAAAGTGTTCCATAACGCGCAGTATGATATTGGATGGCTATCAACTTTAGACATAGAAGTTAAAGGTTATATTCATGATACCATGATTGCATCAGCTCTATTAAATGAGAACAGGTATTCTTATACTTTAAATCAAATGTGTATAGACTATCTAGGGGAGTATAAAGATGAGAAGGTTCTTAAAGCTAAGGCAGCGGAACTTGGACTTGATCCCAAAGCTGATATGTACAAGATGCCGGCGGAATTTGTTGGGGAATATGCGGAAGCAGACGCTAGGCTTACCCACCAATTACATGAACGATTGATGATAGAAGTAGAGAAAGATTCCTTAGAAGGTGTATATGACATGGAATGCAGATTGATACGGGTTATATTCAATATGACAAAGCGTGGTATTAGAATTGATATGGACCGTGCGATGGGGTTAAAAAGAAAATTATATAATAAAGAAAAACAATATCTAAAAAGAATAAAAGATTTAGTAGGGAATGAAGTTCAAGTTTGGTCAGCTAGGTCATGTGCAGATGCATTTGATGAAGTAAATCTAGAGTATCCTCACACAGTTCTGGGAGCACCTAGTTTTACCCAAACATTTCTTGAAACACATAGCCATGAGCTGCCACGTATGATTACTAAGGCACGTGTCCTTAATAAATTACAGGGTACATTTATAGATGGTATCTCTAAATATATTTGTAATGACAGATTACATGCTCATATTAATCAAATTCGTGGGGACAGTGGTGGAACTGTAACAGGAAGATTTTCCATGTACGCACCAAATTTACAGCAGATGCCTATTAGAAGCGAGTTTGGATCAGAAGTTAGAAAGATATTTCTTCCTGAGCAAGGGGAGGAATGGTTTTCAGCTGACTATTCTCAACAAGAACCTCGGATTCTTACGCACTTTGCTGTGTTAAGAAAGAACGAAGGAGCTGAGGATGTTCGTTCAGCTTTTATAAAAGGTTTGGACTTTCACCAACAAACAGCTGATATGGCTGGTATACCCAGAAGACTAGCTAAGACCATTGGTCTTGGTGTCATGTACGGAATGGGATATAAAAAGATGGCAATTGATTTGGATATCACTCCTTTAGAAGCTAAGGCCATGCTTAAGGAATTTAGAATCAAAGTTCCTTTCATGCAACAAATGCTTGAAGATGTCATGAATAGGGCCAATCAAGTAGGAACCATTAGAACTTTGTTAGGACGTAAATGCCGTTTTGATCTGTATGAACCTAACTGGTACGAACCTAATAAATTTTCTAAAGCAATGCCTTTAAAGCAGGCAGAGGCAGAATATGGTAATGTAAAGAGAGCCGGCACATACAAGGCACTTAACAGGTTGATCCAAGGATCAGCTGCGGACCAAACAAAGAAGGCTATGGTTGACGTGTATGAAAACCTAGGAATTACGCCTCTTTTACAGATGCATGATGAGTTGAATTGTAGCGTAAAGTCTGATAAAGAGGGTAAAGATGTTAAAAATATAATGGAAACCTGTGTGAAATTGGAAGTTCCATCGAAGGTTGAATATAAAATAAAAGATAATTGGGGGAATGCTAAATAATGTCTAATTTAGGCTATAAAGAACAAGGAAAGAAACGTGCTGCCAATCAAAAACCTATTAAAGGAATTAAGCCGGGGTTTGCTATTAATCCTGAGCAGATGGACTTTGAACGTCGTAAGCTTCTTGAAGAGATGTCTACGAAACTTAAGCCTAATAGGAAGACGCTTAATGCAATGGCTGCCGTTGCGGCGACAGAGGAGCCGGAGTATTTTGATGAAGAAGGAAAGAAAAGAGAGCCCACCATCCGCGTACTATCACTCGGGGCAGGGGTACAGTCATCCTGTTTGGCACTCATGGCCCAAGAAGGACTAACAAAACACAAACCAGATTACATGATATTTGCTGATACAGGATGGGAACCCTCATTCGTGTATGAGCATGTAGAATATTTAAAAAAGGCTATAACGATTTGCCCACTCATTACTGTAGAGAGAGGAAACCTTAGGGAAGACCTTATCCGCGCAGCGAACCCCGTTAAAGGGTCCAATGAGGAGCATAAATCTTTCGCCGGACGTGTACCAAATCCACCACTATTTGCTGCACGTCCTGGTGGAAAGGTTGGAATGCTTTACAGGCAATGTACACATGATTACAAGGTTATTCCCATACAAAAAAAGATGCGTGAAATTCTAGGAATAAAGCCTAGACACCGCGTTAAAAAAGATATGTTCGTCGAACAATGGATAGGGATATCAACAGATGAAGCGATGCGCATGAAGAAAGCTAGAATGCCATGGCTTACATCAAGATGGCCATTAATTGAAATGAAAATGTCACGTGCTGATTGCTTGCAATGGTACCGTGATATAAAGAAACATCCTATGCCTGGTAAATCATCCTGCATTGGCTGTCCATACCACCACAATGATCAGTGGAGAAACATGCAGAAGAACTATCCTAAGGACTGGGACGATGCGTGTGAGGTTGATGACAAGATTAGACATGGATTAAAAAATACTATATCTGAATTGTTTTTACATAAATCAGCGAAACCTTTACGGAGCATAGATTTCCAGGCGCCAAATCCACAACAAAGTTTATTTGGTGAAACCTTTGATGAGGAATTCTCGGATGAATGCGAAGGTCTTTGTGGGGTTTAAGAAGGGAGTTGATTACGATGCACAGCATGTACGTCCAGGTCCCAAAGGTGGGACAGCGCCAGAGTTTAAATGTTTCAACTGCGATAAGTGGTTTGACGGGAATGAATGGAGATACACTTTATCTAAATCATGGTACCCATCTTTAAAATACCAGATAAATTTTTTATGTGGACCCATATGTTCAAATGAATTATATCCAAAATATAAAGATAAGTATGTTGGACCATAATGGCTAAGACAGGCTTAGCAAAACACAAAGGCCGGAGAAAGCTCGGCAGTAAAAAAAGAAAGAAGAGGTCATCAAAATGGCGAAAGAAAAAGACGGGCAGATAAAAGATATAATAGCAAAGATTCCTGTGCAGGATACACGTTTGTTTTACAAGCGTTGGGATAACTATGAGAATCTTAATAACTTATTGATGAACGAAATAGAAGGAATGCGAGAAAAAGATCCCAAAGGAATGGCGGAGACCAATGAAGGTTGCTGGCGCACGCTGGAAAAATATAAATGCGAGAAAGAATTGTTTGCTCCCATGAGCATGATTCTAGCTGCGTGGACTGATCACTTCATGCCGAAGGTTCCCATTGATGCGGACGTGGTTTATTGGACGAACGTCAATGAGCCCGGATCATCAAATATGTTTCATACCCACCACATGGCGAACGCGGATTTATCCGGGATCTACTATGTGCAGGGTTCAAAGACTGGAGTCATTAGATTTGCAACACATGAGCAGCTATACAGAATGATTGCACCTAACATGCCACACGCGAACATGATTGGACATGATCCTCATGACGGGGATGTATTATTGTTTCCATCTTACCTACAGCACGATGTGGTTCGCAACCCTCATCCAACAAGACAGCGCATTTCAATAGCGTTCAACGCTAAGCTTAAGATAAAAGAGCGTGAAGAAAAGAAAAAAGATGCCTGAAGACTTTTATGATCACATGAAAAAGGAACAGGAACTTTTAAATTTAAGCTATCAGGAGTCATTACGGCAGAAAACAGAAAGAATGGCTGTTTGGGAGCCTATAGATAAAATGACGGTTTTAAGCCAAATAAAAAAGCCCATAACGGCTCTGTATCGGGGTTTAAAGGGTTGGGTGGTACGATTCTACCCGGGTGTTTTACTCATTTTACTGTTTTTTATCTTTGGCCTACTGGCCGGGTGCACAACGATGAATTGGCCATGGAAAAAGGATGTGGAAGTGATTGGAAAAGGTGATGACACTATAATAGTAACCGATTTGAATACGAATGTGGAAATAGATGACAGTGCCAATACTATTGCATGCATTAAACTACAACCGGAGTGTAACATTGATCTGGAAAATTAAAGATTATTTTTATTCTCTTTGCGAGCGCTACGGGAGCAAGATAAGCAACTGGGCATGGCACAAGCGATGGAACAAGAGAAACAGAAGGAGATACAAGCATGGGTGAACCTAAAATAATTCATACTCAAACATTTTCATGTGCCGATGACCATCCTATTGTGTACTATACCTTTGATAAGAATAACAAGGCGATGTGTGAATACTGTGCAACTCATTTTGTTTATGAGCCGACGCCTTCAGAAGAAATGCAGAACAACCTGGAGCCAATTAATAATTATGTAAATAAAATTTTGAAAGGGAGTGGATAATGAAAACTGGAAGATCAATGGAATGGACGAACGAAGAATTGGAACGCGCTAATGAACTACTCAAGAATCATACAGCAAGGGAAGTTGGAAAAATTTTTAACAAAACAAAGAATGCCGTTCTTGGTGTTCTCTACCGGGAGAAAGTAAAGAAGGGGTATGTTCCTCCTGTTGATTCTAAATACGCCAGAATAAGAAAATATAGAAAAGGTTTTGGTTAGGGTGATAAAGGAAAAGCTACAGACTTATGTAGACACCCTTAATTCCATGGACGACATGATGGACCGCTATACGTGGCTGATGGACTTCGGCAAGAAGTCAGCGATCGTTCCGGAAAGGTTTAAGCTGGATGAGTTTGAGGTTCCTGGCTGCCAGTCACAGACATGGCTTGTCCCTCATTACACCTATGATGATAAGATTTATTTTACAGCTGATTCAGCTGCGTTAATTTCAAAGGGTATGGTGTGCCTTCTAGCTGATGTCTTCAGCAATTCTACAGGAAGCGATATAGCAGCTTTTGAAGAAAGCGAGCTAAAGGGTTTAAAGCTTGATATTCTCTTAACGCCTGGGCGTAGGAATGGGGTTTATTCGATGTTGAAAAAGATTCAGGGATACGGCCGACGAGCAGCGTGATC